TGAATGATAACACAACCGCGCAAACCCGCATGAAGTCTGGCATTGCCCGCCCGGAGCTGGATAGAACTTTCTCCGTCGCGCCCATGATGGATTAGATCGAAACCCCGCCGTTAAGCCTCTCGTTAAGAACAAGTACCAAATTTGTGCCAACTAAATAGCGCTTTTGTTCTGTTTCCCTTTTGCTTACAGATACGCTATTGACGCGCGTGCGTGCGCATCATGCGTAGGGGTACGTCAGAATGTTTGGGGGTCTCGGAAAAAGGTAATAAAGGTAACCAATCTCGAAAAAGCACCATAAGCTACTGAAATATATATAATTAAAACAGTCGTTCAAAAGGTAATAAAAAGGTGATCAATAGGTAACCACATTACCTTTTAAATAGGTAAATTCTTGTTTTTATAAATCCTAATATTTTCAGGTACTTACTTTAAGATTACCTTTTAGGTCACCTTTTATTACCTTTTAGAGGTAATCTTAAAAATAAGTAAAAACAGGTGCTTATAGACGAAAAACTGCCAAATTACCTAGATTACCTTTTTCCGAGACCCCCATGCTTTCTGAGAGATTACCCCCGCGGCCTCCTTGTCCGGGTGTACTCCATTAAATTCGCAAGATTCCGCATGAGAAAGCCCCCCTGTAAAAGGGTCATAAAGCCCAGTACCTGCGCGGCTTGGTAGCTAGTGCATGGGTGCATAAAAACACACAGGTTTAGCGCGCAGGCGGGGCGGGGAGTCGACGGCGCGCCGCGGGTGAGCACGGCTGGTTTTTATGGTCTAGGGTGTTAAGTGTAAGACTCAACAAGAAGGGGGATTCGTGGATAACTATCACCTCACAAAAGATGGCGACGACTGGAAGTTACAGAAGGAAGGCAGCGAGCGTGCCATCAAAAGGTCAGGCACCAAAGCTGATGCTATGGAGCATATGAAGGGCTATATGGATGGCAGAGAAGGCTCCGTTAAAATCCATAAAGAAGATGGAAAATTTCAGGAGGAGCGAACCTACCCACGTAGCTCAGACCCTCACAAAACCAAAGGATAAGAGATAGCCGCCCTCATTGGGGCGGCTTGTTGGTTTAGTCTATAAGACTAGCGATTGCCGATGATCAACTCGCCGCGTGGCTCGGTTGCCTGCTGTCCTACGGTGTATCGAATTTCGGTTGTCTGGATGGTTAGCCCTTTGAAGGCATCACGCATCTCTGGCGTGTCGTTGACGCTAATGATGAACTGCCCCTGCCCTGTTCTGGCTAGCTCGCCCATCCGGTAGTACTCCTTGAGCGGAAAGTCACAGCCGTAGCCGGCTGTTCCCCAGTAAGGTGGGTCGAGATAGAAGAGTGTCCCTTCCCGATCGTAGCGTTTGATGCACTCCGCCCAGTCCAGATGCTCCACCAACGTACGAGCCAGGCGCAGGTGTGCGGCGCTGAGATCTTCCTCTATGCGCAGCAGGTTCATACGGGGTGGTGAAACCGCAGAGGTGCCAAACGTCTGGCCGCTGACCTTGCCGCCGAAGGCAAGCTTTTGCAGGTAGAAGAACCGCGCCGCCCGCTGGATATCAGTTAGGTGGCGTGGGTCGATCTCTTTCTGAGTGAGATACTCTTCGCGGCTGATCAGCCCCCAGCGGAACTGTTTCACCAGCTCATCCGGGTGGTGCTTCACTACGCGGTAGAGGTTTACCAACTCTCCATGGGCATCGTTGATCACTTCCACCTTGCTGGGTGCTTTCATAAAGAAGAGCGCAGCGCCTCCGCAGAACGGTTCCACATAGGCAGTGTGCGGATTGAATAGCGGTAGGATCTGTTTGGCCAAGCGTCGCTTGCCGCCCATCCAGGGCAATATCGGTCGATTCATCATCCATGATACCTGTTCATATATACAGCATTGATATACAGTAGTTGGTATCGCTTGCGGGGCCGGGACGCTCCCACTGTTTTCAGGGATGAAACGAGCGATGTGCGCCTGGTCACGCCAGGCGCTTTTTTTATTTATGGCTCCAACGAATACTCCCTAAACCGAATCACCTCTTCCCCTAACACATCGTTGATCTCACTAAACACCGCCTGAACAGGTTCCAGCTCGTTGGTAACAAACACCTTGGCAGCCTTCTCCACGTCGCCAAACCCGCCGGTATTGTTGGGGATGATGCCCATCAGTTGCGGGGGGATGCGGTGGCCGGCGAGCTGATCGTCGCGGGTGATGTTCTTGATCGCGGCGAAGTCATCCTTGGCGGCCACCTCGCTGATCGGGATGATCTGGATGCCGTCTTTTTTGCCGTTGGGGCTATAGAGGAAAAGGTTGCGGAAGTTGCCCACGCCCTTCGACTCCTTCAGTGCTGTACGCATAGCATCGATGTCGGTCATATCGTGGGCTGGATCTGAGACGTACATCACAAAGCCCGCGTGGGAGCCATTCAGGTAATACTTACGCCGAAACAGCGTGGCGTTCTCGTTGAGGTAGATCGACTGCAGCGCACCCAGGTAATCCGGCACACCATACACTTCCTGGTTAATATCAGGTTCCAGCAGGTGAATAATGCTGCCTTCATCAAACTCACTGCGATCCGACCAGTTGGGCACCCAGAAGTAGCGGCTAAGATCAGCCCCGCGGCGCACGTACTTGGCCCGCGCTGGCTTCAATGCCAGCAGCCTGGCCAAGCGTCCATAGATCTTCTCCAGGTAGCAGTTGCCGAACACCAGGTAATCGGTGGCCAGCGCGCTAAACGCCTGGCGGCTGAGCAGCGGATGGGGAATAAACGAACGCACCAGGATATTGCGCTTCACCTGAATGGCCGAACCATGGTGCGCCGTGGCCCGGTAGGTCTGGGCCAGCGCTGGAAAATCCACCGGCGGCTCGTACCACTCATTGCCCAGCATCCAGCAGCCGGTATAGAAAAAGTCATAGCCATCGATCACCGGCGTCGGCTCGCCAAAGGTGAACGCCTCCGCCTTAGCAGGCGCTGCTGTTGCACCCGCTTCATTCACATCGTAAGCGGGCACGCGTACCCGCGGCTTTTCTGCCGCTTCGCTCATCCGTACATCTCCATTAGGGAACGGCCCGTGCCGTGATCGACCGGGCCATCAAGTGGCTCATTGTGTAAAGCGTGCATGGTCGCCCACGCCAGATCAGCGTGGCCGGTCTGGTTATTGCGCCCAGCGGTATAGGTCATATGGCGTCCGGAGGCGGTCAGCTCCCGGCGGATCGCCATAAACGACTGGGCGAGATCCACCCAGCCCGCATCAAACTCCAGCCGACCTTTGTTGATGATCTGCTGCGCCTGCATGACCAAGCGAGACTTCATTTCTGGGGTATAGCGGTAGCGGGTCACTGTGGGGAAAAACTTCGCCACTAGCTGGGCGACGGCTTCGCCAAGGCCCGAGGTATCAACGCCGATAAAGGTCACGTTATAGCGCTGGGTCACGCTGCGAATAAACTCTGATTGGGCCTCATAGTCGCGGCCTTTGAGGCGGTGGCGCTCCAGGATGCGGTGCTTGCTATCGGCGGTTTTCGGCGGTGCCACTACTACCAGACCCGCCCCATCGCCATCTTCACCATCACCGGCTGGGTCATAGCCGATCCATACCGGATGCTCGCCATAGGGTCGCGGCGCGAAGGGTTTCAGATCCCGCCAGGCATCCCAGCTATCCACCATGCAGCGCTGCATAATTGCCAGCGGGAAGGCACTTTGCGTGTCGTCCACGAACTCGCACATCAGCAGGTTCGCAAACTCATCGTCGCTGTATTCCAGGCGCAGCTGATCGATGTCGAACAGGTCACAGCCCCCGGCAATCGCATCCTCAATGGTCACGATCTGCCGCCACTGGCCATCCAGCCCACGTGCCCCGTTCTTCAAGGCCGCGTGGCTGACATCGATCTTCACCCGGTCGGCTTTCTTCTGGCGTTTGTTGAACCGGTCCCCGGTCCAGAACGGGTACGCCTCATGGGCCACGGAAGATGGCGTGCTGAAGTAGGTCTGCTTCCACTTCTTATGCATCGCCATGCCCGACGTCACCTTACGGAACGTCTCGAAGCCATGAATCCAGAAGTATTCGTCTAAATAGGTATCGCCGTGGTAGCCCTGGGCCGTTTTGGCGTTGGTGCCCAGGAAGTGCAGCTCCGCACCATTAGAGAGAATGATGGGGTCGCCTTTCAGCTCCACCCCGGTGACTTCCTTCACAAACTGAACGATGTAATGGCGGAAGATATGCGCCTGGGCCTTACTCGCGCTCATGAAGATCTTGTTCTTGCCGGTCTCCATGGCATCGGCGATCGCCTCGCGTGCGAAGTACCAGGTGGCACCGATCTGCCTCGACTTGAGCAGGTTACGAATCCGCTCATGCTGCCCCGCCCGATACCAGCCCCGCTGGTAATCAAATAGCGAGGCCTCGAACGCCTCGACAATCTGAATCACCCCTTCATCACCCACATCGTTGCGGGCCGGCTTCTTCTTCGGCCCCGCATTGCGGCGCTCGATGCTGGGATTAAGGTCGCTCTCCTTCCCGCTGCCCTGGTACTTATGCACCCGCGCTAACCGCTCGATCTGGCGGCCCAGCAGGTCTATCTCCTTGAAGTCTTTCCCCTCCTTTCGCTCTTTCCAGATCAACTGCACCAGGCGCGCTTCCAGCGCCCCCTCTACCCGCTGGGTCGGCGTCGCCTCTTCCCAGCCATCGCGTTTCTTCCACGAATCAATCGTCGCCCTGGGGATATCCAGGAACTCGGCAATGCGCGCAATCCGCCACCCCATCCAATAGAGATGGCGTGCAGAGAGGCGGTGATGGTCTTCGTCGATATGGGCTAGCGGTGTCATGACGCCAGCGTACCTGCCGCATGACAACCCGACGCCTACCCCACCTTGTCTTGCCTCACTGGCACAACGCGCAAGCGTTGAGTCAAACGCGCGACACGCGGAACCTGACGGCAGCTACAGCCCAACACACCAACAGAGGCCCGCCCATGCCCTGGCACCGCATTGCAAAAGAAGGCGCAACCACCGATGGCCGCACCATCAGCGCCGAATGGCTCACTCAAATGGCCGCCAACTTCGACCCCGACAACTACGGCTGCCGGGTCAATATGGAACACATCAAAGGCCTGCTGCCGGAAGGCCCCTTCAAAGCCTACGGCGACGTGACCGCGCTCAAAACCGAAGCGGACGACGACGGCAAGCTCGGCCTATACGCCGAGATCGACCCGACCGATGAGCTCAAGGCCATGGTCGAAAAACGCCAGAAGATCTACACCTCTATGGAGATCGACCTCGACTTTGCCGACTCCGGAGAGGCGTATCTGGTCGGCCTGGCCGTCACCGACTCCCCCGCTTCCCTTGGCACCTCCATGCTCAAGTTCAGCGCGTCGGAAGGTAAGAACTCCCCGCTGGCCGCCCGCAAGCAGCGTCCGGAAAACCTCTTCTCTGAAGCTATCGAAACCGAGCTCTCATTCAGCGAGGAAGAGGAACAGGAAGAGAAAGGCCCATCACTGGCCGAGCGCGTCAAAGCGCTGTTCAAAAAGCAGGACGCCAAAACGGAAGCCGGCTTCGCTGCCTTCCGCGCCGACCTGGAAGAGACCCTCGGCCTGTTCGTGGAAAAACATCAGGCACTCAGCGAAGCGCTTAAAAAGCGTCCCACCCAGGCCGCCTTCAACGAGCTCAAAAGCGCCCACGACACGCTGAAAAAAGAGTTCGACGCGCTCTACACCCAGCTCGACAACACCCCCAGCCGCCCGTCGCGCACGCCTGCCACCGGCAACGACGGCACCATCGAAACCGACTGCTAAGAGACGCCTACGCCCATGCGCAACGATACCCGCACGCACTTCAACAACTTCTCCGCCCAGGTGGCAAAGCTTAACGGCGTCCCGGACGCCACCCAGAAATTCGCCGTCGACCCGACCATCCAGCAGCGGCTGGAAAAGCGTATCCAGGAGTCCAGCGACTTCCTCTCGCGCATCAACATCGTCGGCGTCGATGAACTGAAAGGCGAAAAACTCGCCCTGGGTGTTACCGGCCCTATCGCCGCCCGCACCAACGTCAACAACCAAGATCGCAAAACTCGCGACCTCACCACGCTGGATGCCCAGGGCTACGAGTGCCGAATGACCGAATTCGACACCCACCTGGGCTACGCCAAGCTGGATGCGTGGGCCAAGTTCCCCAACTTCCAAGCCATGGTGCGCGATGTAATCGTTCGCCAGCAGGCGCTTGACCGAATGATGATCGGCTTCAACGGCACCTCCGCCGCTACCCAAACCGATCCGGTGGCCAATCCCTACCTGGAAGACGTCAACATCGGCTGGCTGCAGCATTACCGCACCCAGGCCCCGGCGCGTGTGATGAAGGACGGCAAAACCAACAGCAAGGTACTGATCGACCCAACGGCCAACGAAAACGAACCAGGCATCGTGGGCGACTACGCCACGCTGGACGCGCTGGTCTATGACGTCGTGAACAGCTTGATCGCCCCCTGGTTCCGCAAGCTCCCAGGGTTGGTGGTCATCCTCGGCCGCAACCTGATGTCAGATAAATACTTCCCTTTGCTAAACCAGCTACCGCCCACCGAGCAGATGGCGGCCGACCTAGTCATCAGCCAGAAGCGCATCGGTGGGCTGCAAGGCATGGACTTGCCCTTCTTCCCCGACAACGCGCTCATGGTCACCACCCTGGATAACCTCTCGATCTACTGGCAGAACGGCGCCCGCCGCCGCTTCGTCACCGAGAACCCCAAGCGCAACCGCGTGGAGAACTACGAATCCTCTAACGACGCCTACGTGGTGGAAGACTTCGGCGCGGGCTGCCTGGTGGAAAACATCGCGCTTTCCGAAAAAGCACTCACCGGCTCTTAAATTTAGAGATAAGGGGTAAACGATGACCAGCCCAGCCCGCCGCCACTATGAACGCGTCAGCGCCGCCCTCGCGGCCGCTGATGCGGGCGAAGCGCCCATGCAGGGCGAAGCCTTCGAGCTCATGCAAGCCGCGCTGTTTGAAGACTACCGCCGCCTCAAAGCTACACAATCGATCGAGCGCAAGATCGAGATTAAGCGCGAGATCCTGCCCAACTACGCCGAGTACGTTGCCGGCGTATTGGAAGCGGGGCAAGGCGCCCAGGACGACGTACTGATGCGCGTCATGCTCTGGCGAATAGATGCTGGTGACCTCGCCGGTGCCATTGCGATCGCCAAGTACGCCACCAAGCACGGCCTCACCCCACCGGATCAATTCGAGCGCGGCACCGCTGCCATCATCGCCGAGGAAGTCGCCGACCAAGCGTTTAAGCAGTTGGAAGCAGAGGACGCCGATAGCACCACCCTACTTCTTCACTTGATCGATGTGGAGCTACTTACCCGTGATGCGGATATGCACGACCAGATCCGCGCCAAGCTGCACAAAGCGCTGGGCTACGCCTGCCGGGCGACCGGCCAACTGGAAGATGCCCAGGCCAATCTGGAACGCGCCCTGGCACTCAACGACCGCATTGGCGTGAAGAAAGACCTGGAACGCCTAGAGCGAGAACTTAAACAGAACGCAGCCGCAAAGCCTACGGGCTAGCGGCCAACCGAGTCGACCGCCGACGTCAGGGGGCGCGACGTGAGAGCAAAGCGGCAACGCTCATGCTCAAACGCCGCCCACCCCCTTCTTAACCCAGTAGGTAACAACAGGTCACCATTATGCTTGGCCACAGCACCAACCCACCCAGCCCAACGCTGGACGTCATCATCAACAACGGCTTCTGGCCGGATATCGACCCCAACGACTTCCGCGAAGGGGAGCGCGTGCACAACGTCACGCCGCCTCGTTTACGCCAATCGCTGCGCGCTGCCGTGGCCGATGTTAACCGCCAGTTGGCCAACTACCAGCACGCGCACCAACAAGCGGGCCGCATGGCCTGCGATGCCATACCGCCGGAACCCTGGCAATCGCCCGGCGATATTCAGCTGCTTTATACGCGCGCCGTATACGCCCAGGCCCAGGCGGATCTCCTGGAGCGCTACCGCGACGCCTCCGCCACCGGCAAAGGCGACGAACGCGGCGAAGCCAAAGACCTGGCTGCCGATGACTACCGCGCCGATGCCCGCTGGGCCATCGCTGAGCTCGTCGGCCGAAGCCACACCACGGTCGAGCTGATATGAAGCGCACCGTGTACGCCCATCAGGGTGAAACGCTGGACGCCCTGCTCTACCGCGTGTACGGCAAAACCGCCGATATCACCGAACAGGCGCTGCAGCTAAACCCGCACCTGGTCAACCAGGGGCCAGTACTGCGCGAAGGCACGCCGGTCACGCTGCCCCCGCCACCGGAAGCACGCGACACCACCCAACCGCCCATCCAGCTTTGGAACTAAGCGACCATGAGCCACCCGTATGAAATCACCACCGAGAGCGTCAAAGCCGCCCCACCGGCCATCGTCTCCCTACTGCATATGGGCGGCATGACGCCCGCCGACTGGGTCACGGTACTCACACTGCTCTATCTCGCGCTGCAAATCGGCCTGCTATTGCCGCGCTACCTAAAACGTATCCGTAACTACCTAGAGGAGCGCCGCCGTGAGTCTTAAACGCCGCCTTGCCATCGGCGCGACAGCCGGTGCGCTCAGCCTCGCCACTGCCGTGGTCTCCTATTACGAAGGCTACCAGCCCACCGCCTACCGCGACCCGGTCGGCTTGCCCACCATCTGCTTTGGCCACACCGCCACCGCACGCATGGGGCAAACGCTTAGCCAGGAACACTGCACTCAGCTCCTGCAGGCGGATCTTGGCCACGCCTTTTCGGCGGTGGATCGCCGTGCCCAAGTGGATCTGTCGCCGCCCACCCGGGCCGCGCTGGCCTCCTTTGTTTACAACGTGGGGGAAGGCGCCTTTGCCCGCTCTACCCTGCTGCGCAAACTCAACGCCGGGGATCTACGCGGCGCCTGCCATGAGCTAAGCCGCTGGGTATACGCCGGTGGCAGAAAGCTAAACGGCCTGGTCAAACGCCGCGCCACGGAACGCGAACTGTGCTTGAAAGGCATCGAACAGGAGCCAGCACCATGACCCGCCTACTCGCCGCCATAACTATTCTGCTGCTGGTGGTGCTGGTGACCTGGGCGCTCTGGCAACGCAGCAACGCTGCGGATGCCCGCGCCGAATTGGCCGAACAGCAGTTGGCTGAATCCCATGACCGGGAACAAAAAAGCCTGGTGATTATTGATGCGCTTTGGGAGAACGCCCGCCGTCTGGAAGCCCAACGCCGTGCGCTGGATGAACAGCAAGCGGCGCTTAGCCATACCGCCGCCAACCGCCTGGCCACCATAGAGGAACTGCAACGTGAAAACGCCACGCTACGCGCTTGGGCCAACACTCACCTGCCTAGCGCTCTTATCCGCCTGCGCAACCGTCCCGCCGTCACCGGTGCCCGTGATTACTATCAATCGCTGCGCGACGCCAAGCCCCTGCAGCCTGCCAGCGAGTAACCCGCAAACCAACGGCGAACTGCACCTGCAGTTGGAAAGCACCGAAGCTGCCTGGGCACAGTGCGCCGCCGAAGTGGATGCCATCATCCTTTGCCACAGCGAAGCACCGCAATGATCAAACTCCAGTCCCTACGCCAACACCTGCTCGCCTCAATCTCAGAACTAAAGCGCAACCCCGAGCAGCTCCACACCTTCGTGAATGACGGCAAGATCAAGTTTGCGCGCGGTACTAACCTAAGCCACCAATACACGGTCGACGCCCAAATCATCATCACCGACTACAGCGGTAGCCTCGACACCGTGATGATTCCGCTACTGCAGTGGCTTAACAGCTACCAGCCCGATTTAGTCGAAGATGAAGCCGTCCAGATCGAGGCCGAGATCCTCAACAACACCCATTGGGATCTCGCCTTAACCGTGCGCCTCACCGAACGCGTTGTCGCCAAGGTGGATTGCCAAACCGGCGAGATCAACGCCGAACACCGCATGCCTGAATACCCGGTGGACGCCTGCCCGGCGAAAAGCTGGCAGCTGTACGTCAAAGGCCCAAGCGATTCCGAACACGTACTCAAAAGCGAATGGCAAAGCCCCGGTGGCGGCGAATGAGTGACGACCTCCAGCAGCTGGAAAGCTGGCTAACGCCACTCATCAACAAGCTCAGCCCCAAAGAGCGCCGCGTGCTGGCCCGGGAAGTCGCGCGGGATCTACGCATCGCCAACCGCGAACGCATAAAGGCACAAACCAACCCCGACGGCACGCCGTTTGAGCCACGCTCTGAAATACGCGGGCGAAGCGGCCGCATCCGCCGAAAAGCCATGTTCACCAAGCTGCGCACCGCAAAATACCTGCGCATCAAAACCACGGCAGACACCGCCGAAGTGGGTTTCCTGGGCCGCATTAACCGCATCGCCCGCGTACACCACTACGGCCTACGTGACCGCGTCGAGAAAGGCGGCCCGCAACACCAATACACCCGGCGTGAGCTGGTGGGGATCACACCGGCTGACCGTGAGCGCACCGCCGACAGCGTGCTAAACCACCTTTCACCGCCCGGCCGCTAACCGTCACTTGTCCTAGCCAGTTGGCACAACGCCCACCGCTACCCATCCGCGCGTAACGCCACCACCATTAGCGGCATGACTAACGCCGCCGAACTACTCCGCCTGATACATAACCTGATCCGCATCGGCACCATCGCCGAGGTGGATCACGGCAATCCCGACGCCGACCCGCCAAAACCACCGCGCGTGCGGGTAGACATTGGCGATATGAAAACTGGCTGGCTGCGCTGGATCGAAAGCCGCGCGGGCACCACGCGCACCTGGTGCCCGCCAACGGTCGATGAACAAGTCATCGTTATTTCCCCCGGTGGGGATCTAGGTGCCGCCGTGGTACTGACCGGCTTGTTTCGTGACCTGCACCCGGCTCCCAGCGATAACGGCGACCACTTCCACGCGGTGATGCCTGACGGCGCGGTGATCGATTACCACCACGTTGAGCATCATTTGAAGGTCGACATTCCTGGCGACATCACCATCAACGCCACCGGCGAGATCCGCATTACCGCCAGCGGCGATATGCACCTCAAGGGCCGCAACATTTATGAGAACTAAGCCTGTAAAAGCCAGGGAGCAATCACATGGGCGTTAAAACCAGCGATGAAAACGCTATCGACTACACCGAAGACTTCGCGCAAATGATCGCCGTCGGCGAGCAGATCCGCGACGAACTCACGCTGATTCGTGAAGCGCTCTATGCCGGTAAGCAAGCAGGCGGCGATTCACTGGCCACCAGCCAACACGCTATTGCCCAGGCCATTGAGCACCTCCGCCAACGGGCCAGCCAAGAGCAATTGGGCATATTCACGCGCCCCATCACGAAAAGCGACGGCGGCCTAAGCCGCGCCGCCATGATTAACGCGCTCAAACAATCAGACCAACTCGACAACGTGCGCCAGGAAATGGCGGCCCCCACGCCGCTCTAGGAGATCACCATGCCCGCAGCTACCCGAGTCGGCGAC